CTTCATCGCAACACGGGTTTTCCCTGTTGTTCCTGTATCAAAGCAGAGCGACAAGTTTTTCACCTACACCAAGAACGACTGGTTCCGTGACGAGGCTCAACGCCGCGCAGACGCAACCGAGTCAGCAGGTGGCGGTTACAACCTTTCGACAGACAGCTATCAGGCTGATGTTTATGCGTTCCACAAAGATATTGGCGATCAGACTCGTGCAAACGCTGACGCTCCTATCAACGTGGATCGTGAAGCCGCAGAGTTCGTTACCTCACGCCTTCTCTTGAAGATGGAAACCCAGTTCGTTTCCAACTACTTCACGACTGGCATTTGGGGAACCGATGCGACTCCAACAAACTTGTGGAGCGATTACACCTCGTCAGATCCAATTGGCGACATTGAATCAGGTAAGCGCGCGATCTTGAGCGTGACCGGGTACGAGCCAAACACCTTGGTGCTTGGTTACGACGTGTTCATTCAATTGAAGAACCACCCTGACCTTGTTGACCGTATCAAGTACACCTCGCAGAACGTTCTCACAGAAGATGTGATGGCAAGCCTGTTCGGTGTTCCTCGCGTGATGGTTGCTAAGAGCGTTAAGGCAACAAACAACGAAGGCGCAACTGGCGCATATGCGTTCAACTACGGTAAGAACGCCCTTTTGACCTACTCAGCTCCATCGGCAGGACTCCTCCAGCCTTCGGGCGGTTACATCATGTCGTGGACTGGTGTTTCAGGCGGCCTAAATCAGACTGTTGGCGTATCGCGTATGCGTATGGAACAGTACAAGGCAGACCGCATTGAAGCCGAAGTTGCATTCGACATGAAGGTAATCGGTGCAGACCTTGGTTACTTCTTCTCAGCTTGCGTAGCATAGTTAGGGGCCGATAATGGCAAACAGACTTACTAAGGGCAGAGGCTTGTTCGGTGCTTTGCGAGTGAACGGCGTTATTGCTGCAAACACGCGCACCGATAAGACAACTGTTACTTCTCTTACTGATACGGCAGAAACTTTGACAGCCGCTATGGTTGTTACGAATGGTGGATTGCTTGTTGGTACTCCAACTGCTTCACGCGCTAAGACAATTCCTACGGGAACTCTTACGTGTGCTGCTTTGAAGGGCTACGCAGTTGGTGACTCGTTTGAGGTCAATGTTGTTAACTTGGCCGCTGCTACTCACCCACTCGTTATCACGGCTGGTACTGATGCGACTATCGTTGGTTCGGCAACTGTTGCTGCAGCAACGAGCGCAACCTTTAAGGTTCGTGTTTCGGCTGCTAACACGGTTGTTTGGTACAGAGTCGCGTAAAGCGTTTCTGCCAAGTGACCTCGATTCTATTTATCTGAAAGAGTTTTATGGCATATCGAGTTCTTAAACCAATTTCGTCGAGCGATGGATCAACTATCCCTACTGGCACCCTTGTGGATGCTGAGGGTTGGCGCAATGTGCGTCAGTTGGTTAACGGTCGTTTTTTGGCTGAGGTGATGGAAAAGACGATTTCCATTGAGCCTCCAGCCGAGGAAGAGGTTGTGGAAACTCCTAAGCCGAAGGCTAAGAAGACCAAGACCCAAGAAGAAGGTATCTAATGTCGATCTCTAATTACGGCGAACTCGCGTTCCTCAATACCCTTCGCAACACATCGTTTGCTGTAACAGCACCGTATGTCAAGTTGCATTTGGGTGATCCGGGTGAAGATGGCACGGCTAACGCTGCTGCTGAAACCACTCGTAAGGCAATTACCTTTTCGGCTGCTTCTGCTGGTTCTATGGCTTCGTCTGCAACTGTTACCTGGACTAACGTTTCCAACACGGAAACCTACAGCTATTGGTCGTTGTGGGATGCTTCAACCGCTGGCAACTGCTTGTGGTCGGGTGCATTCTCATCTTCGGCTGCTGTAACCGCTGGCGACACTTTTCAGATCACTTCGCTGACTCTGACCCTCGACTGATCAGGTAGCCCCTTGTGGCTATCGTCAATGCGTTCCTTCTAAACGACCCGGTTTACGGTGTCTTAAATGGCACCGCTGGAGTTCTTAACGGCCAGTTTCAATTAACTGGCACAGCATCAGGTACTGGTAGTTCTACTTCCACGGCCCGAAACACAACCGCAAATCGTTCTGCAACAGGTTCAGGCACAGGTTCACAGTCCTCTACAGCTGTTTTTAAGGTCATTGACAAGTTCACGTTGAATGATGCGATCCTGGGTCAACTTGACGGTACTGGTGTTCTTAACGGTAAAAAAACGATTGCGGCTAGTGGTTCAGGTGTTGGTTCTAGCTCGGTTTCTAAGGTAACTGTTGCTATTCGTTCTGCTACGGGTAGCGGTCAAGGATCGCAGACTTCAACGGCTGTAAGGGTTGTCCCTCGCGCGGCGACTTCGGATGCGTTGGGCGGTCAGTCGGCCAGTAATCAAATCACGCGGATTAGGACTGCTACTGGTTCAGGTGTTGCAACTGGGTCAACGGTCACGCTTCGATCCACATTCATTGATGCGACTGGTACTGGTATAGGCAATTCGCTTGTTGCTATTGCTTATGAGGCTTATCGTTCGGCTTATGGTGCTGGCGGGGCCACAACGAATGACACCGCTGCTGGTAACTACATTCGTGTCAGAACAGCGTCAAACACAAGTTTAGGTACATCTTCAACCGTTAAGAAAACGACACATATTCGCGTGGTAACGGCTTCCGGGGCGGGAACAAGTAATGCGAATGGTTTTGCTACGAAAGCTAGGGAGGCGACAGGCTTAGGAACTGGTACTTCTTCGGCTGAGAAACTTCGTACATGCTTGCAAAATGGCTCAAATACAGCTTCTAGCGGTTCAAGTGCTGCTGGTTTGCATGTAAGCCCACGTACGGCTTCAGGTGAAGGTTCCAGCAGCTCGACAGCGATGCGATTGAGGACTGTTCTCCGAGCTGTCACCGGGTTGGCGGCTGGTAGTTCAACGGTTATTGCTTATGTGACTGCTATTCGTACAGCAAGTGCAAGTGGTTCTAGTTCCTCAGTTTCTGAAGGTTTGAAAGATGTTGCTATTGCTTTTAGCCAGGGTTCTCAGGATGTAACGGGAGACATTTCCTCTGTCACCACAACCTCGGTATCGCAGGGTGTCGTCACTATCAGTAATAAACTCAGCGTCACATCTGTAGGTAAAACTGGAACTGTGACGTTGGGGTAAAAATGGCTGAAGTAACCATCAAAAAAGGCGACCGCCTCCCTAAGTTGTCGCGCCAATTCTTGACTGACGGGGTGGGAACTGATCTCACCGGGGCAACGGTCACTTTCAACATGTGGAATGTGGCTACTGATACTCAAGTTATTACTGACGGAACCTGTACGGTCGTTACGGCTGCTACTGGCGAGGTTGAATATCCTTGGAGTGCTACCGATGCGACTCTGAACGATGGGTTTTATGTAGCTTCGTTTACCGCCACATTTAGCGGCCCTAGAAGGCTTACTGCCCCTAACATTGGCATGATCACGGTGCAAATCGTGGCTCAAACAGCCTCTCAATGGTCGTATTCAGGTAATCCTTCAGCCCGTACTTTGGACAAAGTTCGATTTTTGTGCGGCGATACGGATTCAACTAACCAACAGATCGCTGATGAGGAAATCAGTTTCTTGTTGACCGAATGGAACAATGATGCGTACACATCAGCTGCTTTTGCTTGTGAAGCTATTGCAGGCAAATACAGTTCTAAGAGTGACTATTCGAGGAGCGTTGGCGATCTTTCGATTTCCACCCAATATGGGGCTTCTGCCAAGACTTTCTTGGATCGCGCTTCACGTTTGAGGCTTACTGCTATGCGGGCAGCTCCACCTTCCCCTAACTGGGATGCGAATGGTTACCCAGTAAGTTCAGAGTTCTCGATTGGTATGGGCCGCAACGTTGGCACGGGAATGATGTATATTCCACCGATCCAGGACTTTCCTGAATGACGATTGAGGCCGCTTTCCTTGAAATGATGCCTTCTGAGGTAACTGTTTACCCTAAGTCGTCTGCCGATGCGTATGGCAAGTTCACGTTTTCTGCTACTGGTACAGCCACAAATTGTCGAGTTCAGGAAACTGGTCGAGTGGTTAAGTCGGCTGATGGGCGTGATGTTTACGAGGTTGGAACGATTATTTTCTACGGAAACCCAACAATTACAACGGATTCCAAGATTGTGTTACCCAACGGTAAGTCTCCGTTAATCCTTTCTGTGCAGGTTTACAATGACGACACCGGGACTCATCACACAACTGTGTCGTTTGGTAACTGACGTGGCGCGTAAACAGGTTGTGTATGTGGATGGTCTTACTTCGGTTATTTCTCTTGGCCGACGTGTTGTTACTGGCTATACGGGCAACATCAAAGAGGCTTTATACGCTGAAGCACAGGCGGTTTTGGCAACTTCGAGAGAGTTAGTGCCTTTTGATACTGGCACTTTGTCTAGTTCGGGTCGAGTCCACGAGCCTTTTGTTGTAGGCAAAACTACCTCGGTTGAGATTACTTATGGTGGAGCTGCAGGTGGCGATGAAATGGTGAACTATGCGATTATCCAACACGAAAACGAAGAGTTCAAACACGCTCCGGGTAGGCAGGCTTACTACTTGGAAGAGCCAATGATGGATGCTTCTGTTGGTCTTTCTAACCGTCTGGCCCAACGTATTCAAGGGATTATTGATCGTGAAGCAGCAAGGGCGACTGAGTAATGGCTATTTTGGATGCGTTGGGGACCTATTTGCAAGCCCAGGGGCAAGGCACTTTGGCTACAGATATCTTTCTTGCTCGCGCTCCTGACACCCCGGATGCTTGTGTGACTTTGTATGAATCGGCTGGAAGCGGCCCTGATCACACGTTTGGGGCGGGTGTTTATGCGATTGATCATCAACGTATTCGAGTGGTTTGTCGTGCAGCTCGTAACGATTATCCTGCGGCTCGATCTAAGGCTGTAGCGGTGAGGGCTGTCCTTGGGGCTATTAGGGATACCACCCTTTCCAATGTGAAGATTTTGACGATGTTGGCGACTTCTGAGGTTTATCCATTGAGTCGAGACGGTGACGACCGAGCTCTTATCGGATGCGATTACACCGTATGGCTGGGTTAGATAACTCTGAAATACCAGTAAATGCTTATGGTAAAGGGGCTACAGAGGATTTAGAACCTAGGTGCTGGCGGTGCAAGAAGATGCTCGCAGTCATGGTTACTAGACCCTGGGTTATTGTTTGCCATCGCTGTAAAGCCAAAAACGGGGCCTGAGGTGCTTGCCTTGGGTGATCTAGGGCTGTAAGATTTACCAAGCGGTTTGAGCGGCTTGGGAGAGTCGTTAGACAGGTTTGAAAGTGACAGCGCACCTTGCGAGGTGTCATCCTTATACGTAGAACTCCATCAGGAGGTAAACAAAAAAAGAATGATGGCTTTGCATTATCTAATGCGTTTAGCCTGCCCCTATTACTCGATTCTCGGAGGTAACCGATGAAGAAAATGTTTTTAACCGCAACAGCGGTAACCATATTAAGTGTTTTTATTGGCTTGATTTCAGCAGTTCAGGCGGCTTCTGCCCCTACGACTGGTAACCCAGTTCCCCTTGTTTCCTTGGCCGCTTTTGAAGCCAAAAACCCGGCATATGTCTTGCCTGAGGTTTACAAGCATGGCGACTGCTCCTGGATTCCACCTGTTGCTTTGGCAGCTGGATGGGAGCAACGTCAGATTCCTCGTTTGATGCACATTATTGCTCGCGAGTCAGGTTGTTGCCCTAAGCGCATTGGTGGTTCGGCAGTTGACAAGAACTGCAACATCATCAAAATGGTTTCTATGAGCCACCCTTCAGATAGTGGACTCATGCAGATCAATGGGGTGAATTACAACCCAAAACGCAACAAGTACGCCCCTATCTGCACCCAAATGAAAATCTGTACTCAAGAGCCTTTGTTAGATGCGTTCATAAACTTGAAGGCTGGCAGATTGTTGTTTGAAGCAACTGGTAGTGACTGGTCACCTTGGACAGTTCCTGAGGGTGGTTGGTGAACTAAAGCCATATACAGTCGGCCTGCTGGCTGATGCGTTGTAAAGTCCTGATAGTTCTTCGTGTCCTCGTGACCTCGGCATCGCCCGTTCGTACCCTTGTGGTCAGGTCGGTATCCGGGGTAGAGCCACGTGCCACTATCAGGAGTACAGATGCCGAAATACCTCGTAAAACATGGGTTAGATTACCTAGATCGCCGCGTCGAAGCAGGCGAGATTGTTGACGACATTCCAGCGAAGTCTATTTCTTGGCTTAAAGAACAAGGAATTATTGAACTTGTCGATGGCTCTGCCAAGGCAAAGGTTGAAGTCAAAGAAGAGCCTGCTCCAGTTGTAGAGGCTGCTCCAGTTGTTGCTGATGCGATTGATTCGGAGGATAAGTAATGGCTTTTATTCATGGTAAGAGTGCTGTCGTTTTGCACGGTGCTTACGATCTGAGTTCATTTTTGAACGATGGTTCGGTGTCAAACATGGTCGAAACCGCCGAGACAACGGCCTTCGGTTCCAGCGCAAAAACATATATCACGGGTTTGAAAGATGGCACTTTGTCAGCTTCCGGGATGTTTGATGGTGCGGCAAATGCTGTTGATGAGGTCTTAACTGCCTCAATCGGATCTGACACAAACGCTCCAGTATCGTTCTTCCCAACGCTTACCACTATTGGTAACCCGGTGAAACTGTTACTCGCAAAGACAACAGGTTATTCGGTTTCTTCACCTGTAGGTGACGTTGTTTCGGTTTCCTATGATGCTCAAGCCGATGGTGGCATTGATCATGGCGTTTCCCTTGCTCCTTTGGCCGCAATTGTGGCTACCACAAACAGCACTTCAGTTGATAATGCTGCCTCAACCGCTAATGGTGGTTTGGCTCAGTTGCATGTAACTGCAAACACTTGGTCAGCTAATGCGACTATCAAAGTTCAACACTCGTCAGACAACTCAACTTGGGCTGACTTGGCAACATTTGCTGTTGTAGCAACAACGGTAAAAACTTCGGAACGGGTCGCAGTTGCGGCTGGCACGACCGTCAACCGATACCTGAGGGCGCAAAACACGCTTGCAACAGGTACAGGCTCAATCACATATCAAGTTTCTTTCGCACGGAGGTAAATCGTGGCATTCGTACATGGCAAATCAGCAACATTCAAGTTGGACAACTCATCGGGTACGCTCGTTGACTACTCCGCATATCTAAACGACGTTTCCCTTTCTCGCTCAATCGAGACTGCCGAAACTACGACTTTTGGTGTATCAGGTTCGGCTAAGACCTACATCGTGGGCTTGTCGGATGCGACTTTCAGCATTTCAGGCTTGTTTGACTCAGCAGCAGACGCAACTCTCGCTGGTGTTCTTGGTTTTGCAACTCCTTTGGATTTTGAATACGGCCCAGCAGGTCTAACAGCAGGTCTTATCAAGTATTCAGGTACTTGCATTATGACTGGCTACAACATCTCGGCTTCAGTCGGTGATGCGGTTCAAGCAACAGCAGATTTCCAAGTGACGGGTCCAGTTACTCGCGGCACTTGGTCGTGATAAGCCAATAGGCGAATCATAAACCCAAAAACCAACAAACACAGGAGAAATATCGTGTCCTTACGTGACCGCATTATTGCAGTAGATGACCTACAACGAGAAATCGTCAAGATTGATCAATGGGGTGTTGAAGTAGAAGTCCGAGGTATGAGCGGAGCTGCTCGCGCAGCGATTGTTCAGGATGCAGCAGATAACAATGGCAATGTCAACTTTGCGAAGATGATGCCTGAAGTTGTTGTCACATGCGTTTACGACCCAACAACGGGCGAACCTGTGTTTACCCACGCTGACAAGGACACCATCATGTCTAAGAATGGCGCGGCTTTGGAAAAAATCAACACGGTTGCTATGCGATTGTCGGGTTTTGGTTCTGACGCTATTGATGTTGCGGGAAAAGACTCCTCATCAACACCGAACGGCGGTTCCTCTTCGAACTAGCGGAGAAATTGGGGCGCACGGTTGCCGAACTTTTGTACGGCACACCTGCCCATCTCCCAATAACTTCTGCGGAAATAGTTGAGTGGGCCGCCCTATACAAATTAAGGGCTTACGAAGCTGAACAGGCAAACAAACGCAGGAGGTGATTAGATGGCTGAAGATATCCAGGTTGTAGCGCACTTACGTGCGATTGACGATGGCTTCACCAAGGCTTTTCAACAAGCCTCACAGTCTGCAAATCAGTTAAATCAAACAGTTGGTGGCGTAAACAAAAGTTTAATCGCTGCTGGTGCTGTTCTTGGTGGTGGTGCTTTTGCCCTAGTTAAATGGGGCAAAGCATCATTTCAAGCTGCTGCTCGTGTTTCGGAATTAAACGTCGCTATTGATGCGATTGGTAAGTCCACCGGGATCGGTGCAAAAAACATTAAAGCTGCGGCTAATGCCATCCGTGACAACGGTATTGAAATGGCTGCCGCACAACAGATGGCTATTGAGTTTGCTCAAGGCAACCTTGATATGGCTGAAGCCTCCAAAGTTGCTCGTGTAGCACAGGACTTGGCGGTTATTTCACAGAAGAACTCAACCGATACCGCAATGATTCTGACCCGTGCTATCAAAACGGGTAACAGTATGTTGCTTAAATCTGCTGGCGTTTCGTCACAGGCTTCAGAAGGTTATGCACGATACGCATTAAGTATCGGCAAGACAGCGAACAACTTAAACGCCCAGGAGCGTCAGCAGGCCATTATCAACCTCATCATGGAGGAAGGCACAAAGGTTGCTGGCGTTTATACGGCCGCTATGCAAGAGCCAGGCAAGGTTTTACGTTCGTTCCCTCGAATTGTCAACGACATGCAGGTGGCGATGGGTAATGCGTTGCTGGCTGGTTTCGGCCCAATGATTAAAGCCTCGTACGACCTATTCTCAGGGTTTTCTAAGTTAATTCGTGAAGGCGGGGCTTTGTATCCTGTTGTGAGCGAGTTGACAACTGCGATGCAAATGCTATTCACCCCATTTACGGTTGGTATCGAGAAGTTAGCCAAAATGGTTAAAGGCTTTAAGGATGCGAAACTTGACGTTGATGGCTTAGGTCAATCAATGGCAAAGTTCACGCCAATGCTGATGGCTGCCGCTACAGCTTTGACAACTATGGCTGGTAAGAGTCTTTTAATGGTGACACCTTTGAAGGGTCTTGCTGGTGGATTGAACCCGGTGATAGCTGGTATAGGTGTTTTGATAGCCCTGAACCCAAAACTTCGTAATAGTTTTGGTCAACTCGCCAAAGCTGCTGCACCCCTAATTCCTGCTTTCTTAAAGTTTGGTAAAGCTATTGCTGTTGCGGCACAGTCCATTTTGGAAGGTTTTGCAAGTATTGTCGCTGTTTTGGCTGGGCCTTTGGCTGGCATTATTACGGTTGTTTCAGGTGCTTTCTATGCGTTCGCTTCTGTGCTTGAGATGATGGGACCTTTGCTCGAACCTTTGATCCTTTTGATTGGCATAAAGTTTGTTGCCGCTTTGACATTGCAGAAGATTGCTGCAGCTCAGAGTGCGATTGCTACGGGTACTGCTACGACAGCCCAATTATTGTTTGGTAAAGCCACAATGTTTGCTTCCGGGATGGTTGAGTATTTTGCTACTGCCGCTCGATTTGGTGCTACAGGGATGCAGGCTTTCACGGCTATGACCGTGCAGGGCTTTATGGCAATGAAGACTGCTGTTATCAGTTTTATGTCTTCAATGCTTCCAATGTTGGCTTTGGCTGTTGCTCTTTACGCTGTTTTCAAGATTTTCCAGGCATTCTCTGACCGTAATAAGCAGGTTGAGGAACGTACGAAAGCCTTGAATGATGCTATTGAGGATCAGGTTAAGTCTCTCTCAAAGAACAAGGAAGCTTTAAGCACATATCTTTCTTCAACTGCTGAACTTGGTACAACAATTGCCGAGACTGGCGAAGATGGTGAAAAACTTACTCATGCTTTGAACTTCCTTGGTAAAACCCAAGAGGATGCTTTGCCTGTCTTGTTGGCGTTCAAAAAGAACCAGGAACAAACCGCTTATGCGATGGCTATGGCTAACGGTGCAGGGGCTGATCAGGCCGCCATCATTGCCAAGAATGTCGCAATGTATGAGGATATTGATGCTGTCCTTGTTGGTGTTGCTCCTGAGTTTCAGGAGTTGGCTCGACAGATGGAGGAGTTGGATGATCAGGCTGAGAAAACGCATATCCGGGACTTCGTTAAGGGTCACTTAGATAGCGTTATCGCTTTGGGCAAAGAAGAAGCAGCCATTGTTAAAGCCACCCAAGCCACCATTGAAGCCGAATATGCCGCTAAGGGTAAGGCTGGTACTGATGAAATGTATTTGGCTCTTCTTGCTGCTGTTGGTAAAAAACTTAATGAAACATCTGAAGCCGAGAAGAAGGTTGCTAAGGAAACAGAGAAGGCGAAACTTGCTGTTACCTCAATGATTGGTCGTTTGAAGGAGTTTAAGGCTGCTGGGGAAGACGGCAAAGCTACGGCTGAGGAATTGGCTAAGGCGATGTTTGGTATCGAGAATTACGATGCTGTTGCTAACGCCAAGACATTCTTTGAGATGCGCGAGGCTATGACAGGCGTGATGGATGCCGCTAAGGGCGCACGTGGGGACTTTGATGCGTTGACGAAGAGCGGTTTTGATCTGTTTGACGCAATCACCAAGAACGCGGCAGCCATGACCAATATGAAGAAGCCTCAGGAGGAGGTCGCTGCTGCTACTACGGTGATGATTGAGAACTTTATTGCTTCCGCTAAGGCTGGTGGTGCTTTAGACGGACAACTCAACATGATTCTTGAGTCAATGAACCTTTTGGGCGGTCTTCGCACGAAGGTGACGATTGATGCCGATATCACCGGGGTGAAGGAAAAGATCGCTGCTGTTGTCAAGGCGTTGGAGTTGATGAATCCTGCAACGTCGCGTGATGACACAACTGCACGATATTTGAGCCTTCTGAATGCACAATTGGCTGTTTTGGAGAAGGAATCCAAGGCTTACACGAATGTTTCTAAGAGCCTGACTCGCGTTACTGATGCGACTAAGAATGCTGCTGATGCAGATAAGGCTTTGCAGAAGCAAAAAGACAAACTTATTGACATGATCACCAATAAGTACAACAAGGCTATTGACGAGGCTACGAAGAAACTTGAGGCTTTGAAACAGAAACTTGATGATTTGAAGTCGGCCACCAATGATGCGATCAATGGGGCTTTCAATTTTGGCAATGTTTTTAGTATCGCCACCGAAAAAGTTGCAAAATATAACGAAGAAATTGACCAAGCGAAACAAGCACAGGATGATTATGCAGCGTCTGTAAAAGACTCGATTATGAGTGCTTTCAGCATGTCTGACGCTTTCTCCAAACAACAGAAAGCTGCCGAGGATCTTGTAAAAGCCAATGACGACTTGGGTAAGGCACAAGAAGTTGCTGATATCGCCCAACAAAAGTTCAACGATGCGATTGAAAAGTACTCAAGCGCAGCTGGTCGTAAGGCTCGCCGGGATGCTTATGAGGAAATCCAAAAAGCTGCTGTTGACCTGATTAAACCTCAAGAGGATTTGGCTGCAGCGACTCAGAAAGCCAATGATGCTCAGGCTCAACAGATTTCCTTCTTGGAGCAGTTACGTGTTCAGGCAAATCAAGCCAAGAGTTTTGCAAGCAAAATCTCGCAACTTACGGGTCTTGGATTGTCTAAAGAGGGCATAGATCAGATTATTCAGGCTGGTGCTGTTACTGGTAGTGCGATGGCTGATGAATTGATTAAGGGTGGTTCTGTAGCCATCAATGAAACGAATGAGTTGTTTAAGGACATTGCTTCCGTTTCAACTAAGGCTGGAGTTCAACTTGCCAATGGTTTCTTCACGATTGGCAATAAGGTTGGTGTTGATTTCATTTCCGCTTTGGCCGCTCAAGCGAACAATGCAACCGTTTTCGCTGACAAGGTTAAGCAACTTGTGGCTGCTGGTTTCTCCCCTGGAGCTATCCAACAGGTTCTAAGTGCAGGTGTTGAGGCTGGTACACAGATCGCTCAAGCCTTATTGGATGGTGGGGCTGAGGCTGTTGCTACCTCGACTCAAATTGAGAATGCGTTACTGGAAACAGCAAATAGTCTCAACGCTCTTCTTGGTTCAACGTTCTATGACGCTGGTATTTCTTTGGCTCAACAACTTGTTGATGGTTTAGAGGCAAAGTTGGCTGAACTGAAAGAGAAAATGTCTGAGATGACGCTTTCAGAGTTGAATGCTTTGAATGGTAAGCCTGTCGCTGGTACTGATGCTGGCGGTACTCCTAATGCCGCTAATCCATATGCCGGGTTGGTTGGTACTGGGAGTGATTTGGCTTCAAAGATTTCTGCTGCTAAAGCCGCTGCAGCTTCAGGACAGTTCGGTTCGTTTATGTCGGCTGTAAAAGCCTTGCACCCTAATTACCAACTGGATGCACAAACACCTGTTGCCGATGCAAAACTTGCTTTTCCTAACCTTTACAACGAGTTCAAGGCTGCTGGTTTAACTCACGCTGATGGTGGATTAATTACATCTCCGCAAATTGGCATGATTGGCGAAAAGGGTCCTGAAGCTATTATTCCTATGGATCGTTTGGAGCGGATGATGGGTGGCGGCGGTCAACCAATCAACATCACCGTGAATGCTGGTATGGGTGCTGATGGTGCCACTATTGGCGATGCGATTGTTAATGAGTTGATTCGCTACCAACGACGTAATGGCAAGATTCCTGTAAAGACGCTCTGATATGGCACAGGTGATGCCTTGGGGCGGTGAATACAAACTTATTGCTGAACTTGGTTTGCCGCAAAACCCTTTTACTCTTGATAATGCGACTCTCGGAGTTTTAGACGGAAACTGCTATATAGGTGGTCGAGCAAATGATGATTTGACTGACCGGGTGTTGTCAATTGATGTTTCGCGTGGCCGACATGACCAGTTTCAGGACTTCCAAGCCTCAACTATGACGGTCACATTGTCCAACAATGACCGAGAGTTAGACCCAGTAAACCAATCCAGTCGCTATTGGGATCCTGTTACTGAGACTTCGGGCGTAACGATTCGACGAAAGGTGACCCTGTATTACGGCACTACAGCCATTTTTACTGGGCTTATCACCGACATTGATATTTCTTATGACCCTACTTCTGCCCCAAATACTCGATCAACGGTAGAGATATCGGTTGCTGATGATTTCGTAATTTTGGCTAACACCTATTTGGATGAGGTTTTACCGACAAGTCAGTTGAGTGGAGCTCGTATCAATGCGATTCTTGCTCTCCCTGAAGTCAACTATCAAGGTGCTACAGATATTGATAATGGGACTGTTGTTTGTCTTGATGATCCTATTTCGGTTGGTACTAGGGTTTTGGATGCGTTGCAGCAGGTTTCCGCAACTGAACGTGGATATTTGTATGTGAATGGTGCTGGTGTGCTTCGGTTTACGGATCGCGTTATTGGTTCACCAACGATATTGAAACTATTTTCTGATGGCGAAACAGGTACCGAGTACAACACTTTGTCCATTGTTTATGGCCAAGAAAACCTCTTTAACAAGGTCACTTGCACACCTATTGACTCAATAAACCCTGGTGTCGCAGAAAATGCTGCAAGTATCACTACTTTTGGTGTTTCAGCTTTGCAACTCAACAATTTGCTGTTTTCTGATGCCGATGCACAAGATTTAGCCGAATACATGCTTGAGTTGTACCAATTGCCTTCATATCGTTTTGATGGTATGACCATCACATTTGCTGGTAATCAGGTGTCTTTGGTTGATCAGGCAGAAATTATTGCCCTTGATTTGGGTGACACGGTAAGGATCAACAAAACATTCTCGGTGGGTAGCCCTTCACAGATTTACCAAAATGTGACGATTGAGCATATTGATCACCGAATTAGCCCTCAAGCCCATGAGATTACCTACATGTTTTCCCCGGCTTCATTTTCTACTCTCACGAAAACGGCTACGGGTTCAGGTGCTAGTAGCCAAACGGCTATTGGTTTGCATATTGCTGATCGAACTGCTGTAGGTACAGGTTCAGCAACAACTGGCGATACGGCTATCGGCTTGCATGTAGCCCCAAGAACTGCAACTGGCGTTGGTGCTGGAACATCCACCTCTACAGCTCGTAATGCCACTCAAAATAGGACAGCAACAGGTATCGGCACGGGAACACAGACTGCTGCTCCAGTAGTTGTCAAACTACGGTCGGCTACAGGTTCAGGAACAGGAACGCAAACAGCAACAAATCAACTGGTCGCATTGTTAATCATGGACAGCGCAACCTCGGGTATTTTGAACTTGAATGTGTTGGGTGAATACAACCGACGTGACAGGTCGGCTACAGGCTCAGGTGGCGCAACTGCTGGAAGTTCTGCTGTCGGAGTCCATGTCTCTCCAAGAACAGCAACAGGTTCAGGCTCAGGTAGCCAGTCTGCTACGGCTCGTAACGCTACTGAAAAGAGGACTGCCACAGGATCAGGTACAGGTGCTGGAAGTTCTACTGGGGCAAGCACTCTTGTCCTTGTCCTTGATAGCGCAACTAACGGAAAACTCAACACAAACACGCTATCTGCGAACTAATCAGAGGTTTAGACAGATGCGTTCTAACAGAAAGTAATATGAGGAACTATGCCAATTAGACCGACGTTCACTAGCGGCGATGTTTTGACTGCCGCAAATATGACGACTGTAGCAGCTTCAATAGTTGCTATTAATGCCCAAACTGGCACGACTTACACTTTGGCAACGAGCGACATTGGAAAAATTGTTACCTGTAGTAACGCCTCGGCCATTGTCGTCACAATTCCAGCATCAACTTTTGCCATCGGCGACCAAATAAACGTTATGCAGTATGGTGCTGGGCAAATCACTTTTACCCCAGCAGCGACCGTAACGATGCGATCCTCAGGATCTAAAACTAAGACTTTCGGACAATACTCTGTAGCAACCCTAATCTGCATTGCCGCTAACGAATGGGTGTTGGTCGGCAACATAGCGAGTTAGTGATGCAGATTCTCGGAAACGTTGATCCGGGTGTAGCCGCACCACAGAACGCACCGACCTCTTTAAGTGCTATACCAACGAATACAAACGTTGCTATTTCGTTTACCGCACCAACCAATGATGGTGGATCGCCGATCACGAACTATGAGTATTCTTTCAACAACTCGACTTGGACTGCTCTCAGCCCAGCGGATGCTACAAGTCCTATAACCGTAAGCAGTTTGACCCAAAATACTGCTTACACGATCTATTTGCGCGGTGTAAACATTGTTGGTTCTGGCCCAGGTTCAACAGGTGTTTCGTTTACAACCGCTGGTGTTCCAACAGGTACAGCGACTATTTCTTCTGTCTCTAGTGTTACTCAAACAACGGCAACCGTTAACTACTCTGTTGCTGCTGGTGGTGGTGCAATAACAGGATACGAATTGTATATTGCAGGTGGAACAAATGCTTGGAACACTACAACTGCTAGTCCTATATCTGTTACTGGATTAACAGCAAATACGGCTTATACGTTTTATGTTCGA